AAAATAACTTCTGCGACCGGCGATTTTACAGAAACTTTTGAGCCGGGAATGTTTATATTGCCTAAAGGATTTACAGAAGGAGCGGACAAATTTGACAAAGCGGTAAAAATAACTGCGGTAAGTGAATTAGAATTGACCCTTGATGTTTCAGATTTAAACGTTGCTCCGGTCGGAGAAACATCAACAGTTACTATTGCAGGAAAAACACTCAAGAACGGAACTGTTTTAAAAACTTATTCGATTGAAAAGTTTTTCAGCGATGTTAAAAAGTATTTTTTTTATAATGGTTGTATAATCAATCAGTTAAATTTTACATTTCCAGACCAGAATATAATTACTTGCGACGTAAGTTTTTCGGGTGCAGAGGAAGATATTTCGGAATCATCTATTTTTTCGGGTTATGATAATATGTCGGCAAATGAAATTCTTGATACTTCTAACAATATGCCTTCTATAAGATTTAATGAGGTTTCAATTCCAAGTCAGACTTTTGATTTGAGTATAAACAATAATGCGAGAATGAATACCGCTCACGGAAGTCAAAAAGCGATTGCAGGAAGTCAAGGAACGCAAGATATTACAGGTTCTATGAATGTTTATTTTAAAGATTTTGTTCAATATAATCTTTTTAAAAACGACACTACAATAAGTTTTGATTATCAGGTAAAAGATAAAGACGGGAATTTTTTTGTTGTTTCTATACCTTCGGCAAAAATCACCGCTTGTCCTATCGTTGGTGGTGGTAAAGATACTGATGTAGTGGCAAATATTGCCTTCGGAGCAATAAAAGATGAAACGCTTGAATATCAAATCAGAATAGACCAGATTTTGAAACTTGAAGAAACTGAATAAAAAAATAAATATTAGGAGGATTTTATGAGTTTTAGAAAAAGCTTTGGAATTGACATTAAATCAGCTAACGAAGGGGTTTGGGTAAAATACGCAGGTGATATTGAATTTAAAATAAAATATTGCAAAAACAAAGATACTAAAAAAGCTATGTTTGATTATTTAAAAAAACATAACGTTTTAGATATTACACAGCTTGATACTGATAGTATAATCGGATTATCACCTTTATTATTAACAACTATTCTCGTTGACTGGAAGGGCGTAAAAGACGACGAGGGAAAAGAGATACCTTTCAGCAAACAAAACGTTGAAGATTTGTTGTTTGAAAAACAAGAAGGAGAATACATTTTTATTAAAGTTTTAGAGTTTATACAAAAACAGTCAGAAAACTCAAACTTGTTTTCTATTGGGTATGTGGAAAAACGCTTAAAAAACTAATAGACTTCCTTGATTTTAGCTTAAAAGCGAATCAAGGAATTAATTGGGATTTAATAAAGAAACACGCCGAAAAGAGAGGGGAAAAGGTTGCATTTTTAGAAAATGCACCGAACCTCTCTGTTGTTAATATTGACATTTGGGAAGCTTTTATTTTTTTGACTGAAAGAGGTAGAAATTTTAACGGTGCAATTTCTCTTGATTCTATAATAAATTATATGAACGAGTTTAAAATAGAGGAGAGAGAGGAGTTTATTTTTTTAATATCTGAACTTGATTCTTATTACAGAGGAAGTGTGGAAAATGGCAAATCTAAAATTAGGAATTGACACAAGGGGAGTTTTAGCAGGTCAGAGAACTTTTAATAATTCTTTAAATAACATTAAAAATAATGTTGGTGGTTTTGGAACCGAAGTCAGCAAAACCACTCTGCTTTTAAAAAGAATGTCAACGGCTTTAGGTGTTGCCGTAGTTGGTGCAGTCGGAACCTCTGTAAAATTATTTAAAGATTTTGACCAAGAAATGAGAAGGGTTAACTCAGTTGTTGGTGGAACTTCAGAAACCTTCCAAGAATTATCAAAAATAGCGAGAGAAGTCGGAGCTACAACAAATTTTACAGCTTTGCAAGCTGCAAAAGGTTTATACAATTTTGCTTCAGCAGGTTTTGTAGTTGCAGAACAAGCAAGTGCATTAAGAGAAACTTTATTATTTGCAGGAGCTGCAGCAATCGATTTGGATAAAGCGACAGATATTGTTTCTACTACTTTAAGACAATTTAAGATAGAAGCAGGCAATACATCAAGAGCTACTAATGTTATGGCTTCTGCGATAGCAACATCGAGAGCTTCTGCTGATAGATTACAAGAATCTTTGAGGTATGTTGGTCCGGTTGCAGGAAGTTTAAATATTGAACTTGAGGAAACTGTTGCCGTATTGGCTCAATTATTTAACGCAGGGCTTGAGGGTTCTATGGCAGGAACCACCTTGAGAAATGCTATGATAAAATTAATCAATCCAGTTGGTCGAGGAACGAAAGTATTAAAAGAATTAGGGTTGACAACCGACGATATAAACATAAAGACAAAAGGACTTATTGAAGTTTTTGAAACTCTTAGACAAGCGAAAATTACAGAAGCTCAAGCAAGTCAATTATTCGGTCAGCAGGGCGTAAATATAATCAGAATCATTAATCAAGGTTCGGAAGCTTTGAATGATTATAAAGATTCAATTACAGATACAAACAAAACACAAGAAATGTATGCAGAACAGACAGATACTTTAATCGGAGACGTGGATATATTAATGTCAGCAACTCAAGAACTTGCCTTAAAGCTTGGAGAGGATTTGAATCCTGCGACAAGAACAGCAACGCAGGAATTGACGGGATTGGTGGGTCAATTAAATTACACTTATGAAGCTATGAGAAAGACCGGCGACGGTGCAAATTTTGTTGCGACAGTAGCCACCTCGGCAGGAATAAATTTATTAAAATTCTTTGAAGAAGCTTTGTATAATTTTGAGCCGTCAATTACAAAATTTCAAAACGGACTGGAACTTGCTTTATTAGGGGTAACGTCTTTAACAAGTATGGTTTTTAGAATTATCGAATCTAATTCAAAAAACACCTTCAATATAGTTAAAAATTTTGGAATAGAAATATTAAATTTTTTAGCAAATCAAATAGAAGGCGTATTAAATTTATATCAATCCGGGTTTGATATGTTACCTGATTGGCTAAAACCAGAATGGTATCAAAATTTACTTGATTCTTCAAAAGCTTTTACTGATAATTTAAGAGGTGGTTTAGGAGAAAAACAAGAAACAAGAGGAATAAAAGACCAGTTTAATGAGATAAAAAAAATAGTTGAAGAAGTTGGAGAGGTTACAAGAGTGACCTTTGATGAATTATTTACAAATCAATCGGGTTCGACTACTCAGGGAATTATATCAAACATAAACGATTTAATTAAATATATTGAAGAAATAGAGGTGTCTTTATTTTATGACACTTTTGAAGGTTATGAATCGTCGGTGGAAAAAGCAAAAGAAAAAACAGACGATTTTGCCGACAATACAGCGGAGAATGTTAAAAAAATGAAATCGTGGTATGGTTCTTTGGGAGAAGATATAAAAAACATTTTTACAGAATCAGCGGAAGGTTTTTCTCAGGCTTTTGCGGATTCCATTATGGGAACTAAAAACGCTTTTGATGATTTTTTCAAAGGGGTATTGAATCAACTATTACAGCTCCAGATTCAGCAACAAATAACAACTCCGTTGTTTTCGGCTTTAGGATTGACATCTAAAACAACTTCGGGAGAAACAACTGAAATTCCGGGTTTTGCTTCGGGTGGAGTTACTCCGATAAATCGCCCTTTTATCGTTGGGGAACGCGGTCCAGAGATAATGCAGTTAAACAAAAGTGCTACGGTAACACCTAATCATAAAATCGGTGGGGAAACGAACGTAACTGTTATAAATAATTCTCCGGCTCAAGCAAGGGTTGAAGAATCAGATAATTCTTCGGGTGGAAAAGATATAACTATTGTAATTGATGAAATGGTTGCCGGAAAAATTGCTCAAGGTGGAAAAACACAAAAAGCAATTTCTTCAGTTTTTGGTATAAATCCGAAAGGTTATTAAGGAGTTTTTTATGAGTATAATTTACCCGTTAACGTTACCACAATTACCGTCAGATAAAAGTTATTCAGAAAATATGAATCCTAATCATATCATCAGCCAATTTGAAGCAGGACCGATAAAATTAAGGCGTAGAGGAACAAAAATAAATAAAACTTTTAATATATTAATTGAAGTTGATTTTGACCAGAAAGTAATATTTGAAAACTGGTATATAGAAACTTTAAATTATGGGATTTTATCTTTTACTTGGAAAGATTTTAGCACCGGAGATGATAAAGATTATAGATTTTACAGAGATTCAAAATATGACATTTCGCACGCCGGAGCAAATAATTTTACGATAAGTTTTACTCTTGAGGAAGTATAATGGAAAATAACTTTATCGATTATTTATCAAAGCACGAAAACGCAGAGGTTTTACTGTTATTAATGGAGATTTCGCATTCAACAATAGAAACATTTAGGTTAGTAAAAAATAACGAGAATATAGTCCATAATGGGAACACTTACGAAGCAATAGGATTTGACATAAAACCACCAGAACAATTTGAAGAAGAACCGGTATCGGTTGTAACCGTTGATATGACCGGTTTAAATTTTATAGATTTTTTTAGAAATATACAAATTAATCAAGAGGAAGTTTTAATAAATTTAAAATATGTTTTAAGTGGTGAGCTTGACGTAGTTCAAACAAGTTTTGAATTGATTGCAAAAAGTGTAAGCGTTACAAATCAAAATATAACTTTCCAGTGTGTAACTGAAAGATTTTTAAATTTAGAATATGGAAAAGTAAAAATAAACCCTGATAATTTTCCGGGAAGTTTCTGATGTATGAATTTTTGAATATCCCATATAAACCTGCCGGGAGGGATTATTCAGGTTGCGACTGCTACGGATTAGTTTATTTATTTTATAGAGATTTTTTGC